CGCCAAATCGGTTTCCAAAACGCCGACCCGACTCGCATTAGACGCCAAATCGGTTTCTAAAACACCGACCCGACTCGCATTAGACACCAAATCGGGTTCCAAAACACCGACCCGACTCGCATTAGACGCCAAATCGGTTTCTAAAACACTTATTCTAGATACATTTGAGATCATATCAGTTTCGAGGGCAATACCCGTGAGTGTCGTACCGTCACCCCTATATTCGTCCGCCGTCACATTACCATACACATGTACGTTAATCGTATTCGATGTATCTGGGATCAACTCCGAATCACCTGGTGAACTGAGTGTGTGTGAAATGATAAACTCGTTACTCGCACCCCCTCTGTAACCAAACGCCACATTTGACCCACCTTGGTACACGAGAACGACACCCGTGTCGAGTGAAGAACTTGTGTTATTCGCTGCGAGTGCGAGTATTGGGTCTTTCACTAATAAGTTTTGAGTGGACAAATACGTCGTATTTCCACGAACTTCTAAGTTTCCGTAAAAGAGTGAGTTTCCGGATACCGAGAGACCACCAGTAAAAGTGGCATCTTGTCCGAAAAAATCAACACCCGTGATGTCATCGTCGGCTAAAATCTCACCACCGACGTGTAGGGTCTTTTGTGGTGTGGTTTGATTTACACCAACTTTCCCACTTGTCACCAGAGAGGTTCCTGTATTAATGAATTGGAGAGTGTTTGATGAAACATTTCCGTTATTCACAATTTGTTCGAGATTTGATGCGATATTAGACAAGGATGACCCATCCCCCTTAAAATACGCGGCAGTGACATTCCCCGTGGCGACGAGACCATCCGTCGCGTTTGTGAGCTGTAATACATTGTCAGTGACGTTTCCATTGTCAGCGACGTCTTGGAGGGTCGTGACTAGTCCAATCAGTTTTGATCCATCTCCCTTAAAATACGCAGCAGTGACATTCCCCGTGGCGACGAGACCATCTGTTGCGTTTGTTAACCGTATTGTATTAGATGAGACATTGTTTCTATCAACGGCGTTTGAAAGTCCTTCGGATTCAAGTACTTCAATTCTCGTGACGTTTGAATCTAAATTGCTTTGCATGGCGAGTGTGTTCGCTTGCATTTGATTTTTTAGTATACCGACGTTCGCCGCGATGTTAAACAGCATGAAATTTCTATCCGACTGCGAATTGGCCGCCATTTCAGCATAAATCGTGTCTGTGTTTGCGCTCATTTCAGAGCGGATGGTCGCAACGTTGACCGATAAATTACTATAAAAAGCGACAGCGTTTGCAGCCATTGCATTTTTAAGAATTCCGACGTTTGATTGTAAATCGTCTATCACAGTCACTGTGTTCGCCGCCATCTCGGAGCGGATAGTCGCAAGATTCGCCGTTAAATTACTATACAATGTCTCTGTATTTGTAGCCATTTCACTTCTAAGATTCGCGGCGTGGCTATCGAACTCATTCATGTGAAGAACATTTGTGACATGCGAGCCATCACCCTTAAAATACGCAGCCGTGACGTTCCCGGTAGCGACGAGACCATCTGTCACATTTGTGAGCCGAATTGTATTAGATGATACATTTCCATTATTTACTATTTGTTCAAGATTTGATGCGATGTTCGATAATAAACCACCATCACCGGCGAAGCTATCCGCAACGACGTTACCATATACACGCATGGAAATTGAGTTTGAAGTATCGGGGACTAACTGATTGCCGTACGCCGAGCTCTGTGTGTGTGCGAGTATAAACACATCATCCGTTTCTGTAAATCCCAATGCGACGTTAGCTTCGGTTGGGCTTCGTGTCATGATAAATCCGAGATCAGTCGCGGTCAAGCTATCATAATTATTTTTTCCAATTTCAACGATTCCGTCATCGACTATAAAATTTTGTTTGGACACGAGTGTTGTATCGCCTAACACGTGAAGATTCCCGGTAATAAACGTAGTTTGAGAAACAAACACGTTACCACGGACATCGAGTACATTTGATCCATCGTCGTCGATAGATACATTTGAACCGATATCAAGTGTGTGTATTGGATTTGAATTCGCTATACCTACATTTCCAACTGTTACGAGTCCAGTGGCGACGTTATTGAATTCTGACGTAATTGAAGTCGTGTTACCATATGTTGTAACGGCTTCTAGGGTTGATGTGGGGTTCGTTTGAAATATTTCATGTGTTTCTGAATTATACGCCAACGTGTTTGAAAAGGCTGATCCCCCGGCCCGAATGGGACCAACATACAACCCAGGGTTTGGTGCCTCGATCACATTTGGCGTAGCATTCAAAACGATAGAGTTTAATGCCTGATTATCAGGCATGCTCTTACCGATTCGAAGTTTTTGAGCTCGGTCTATCGTGCTCAAATTCTTGACCATGCCTATTATAGTATGTTGTGATTTTTATTTGAATATTTTTCGCTTCTGAATATCAAGATATACATATCCACCCAGTGCTTTTATAGATACATAATGAATCTGTCGTCGTATCGAAAACAATTAATCCGGGCGTTGGGTTCAAAATATGTTCGCGTTCTTCTGTCGACATTCGAGGTGGTAAAAAACCAAATGTAGTAGAATTAAGAGCCAGTATAGCAGGTGGGTTTCGATCATTTTTAGTTGGATTGCCAATAGTTGCCTTTCCATTGGCGTCTAAAGACATCGCGTTTGTTAACGACCCCCGTGGGTTCATCGTTCGAAACAATAAGCCACCAGGATTGCCCGACGTCGCACCGTTATTTGCTTTTGTGTACCCACAAATATCAGCTAATTTTCCATAAGGCGCCGAGATCTCAAGTGCTTCGATCTCACCCATTCGAGACGTTTTCGCGAGTTTGCTCTCGACGTTGATCGAATGCGGAATCGTTTTCAATGATTTCGTATTTTCTAGCTCTTCCACCCTATTTTGGTGCGCGCCGAGAATTTTTTGATGTTCATCGATCGCGCGATTCGTTTTATCTTCAAAATTAGTCGCGTTTAAATTATATGTATTCAATCTATCCCCATTAATTTTTATTTTTTCACTAAGATCGATTATTTCTTTTAAAATTGTATCCGTTTTTAAATAATATTTCTCGGATGTTTGATGTTTTAGTTCGATATCATCTATAGTAGAATCGAGTATTCCCTTGTGTGAATCAAAGTCTAATTTCATTTGAATGTGATCATCTCTCATCATGTAGTTAATTTTATCATTGTCCGACTCTTCTATTTTTTGGCAGAGGTGATTTAATTTTTCGAGCGACTGGATCAATTGTTTCGACATACGTTGAATTTTATCGTCTTGTGCGAACACGTGATATTTCAAACCGTTGTGCTCACATTTATCGACAAATGTTTCTAGAGTCGTGTCAATTTTATTTATTTTTTGTTCATTTTTTTCTGCGACTCCCGCTGCGCGAAGAATAGAATTTTTATACGAATCACATAGATCATGTATAGCTTGTAGATCTGTTTTTATATTATCAATTTTTGTTATTTTTGAATTCAATTTATTAACGTCATTGACCATAGGTTTTAGTTTTGATATGTCATCTACATTCTCGTCTATCTGTGTTTGAAACAGTTTCACAGTATTAGATAAACCGCCGTGTATAGTATTAACCCTCGTGTCGACCAAATTTTTAATTTTTTCTATATATTCCATTTTCGGAATCCCTGTCAGATGGGAACCATCGCCGTATAATTCAGTACAATATACACCACCACCCACGCGTACAGATTTTTTTATATCCAAACTAGATACCACGAGTTCATCGAACGCGTGTGAATTATTTTCAAAATCAACTATTTGTGATTTTTTTATATTTCGTAAATATTGACCATCCGCGTGGAGCTCATTTCGAACGTAAATATTATCGAAATGTTCTTGAACTTCCGTTTGAATCTGTAAATTTGACAGTAGACCACCGTCGCCTTCCAACAACGACGCTTTGATTTTACCGTCGACGTCTAAATCAGAATCAATTTTAACTTTTCCCCGGTCGTTTAAAATGTTAATCTTTCCACTGTCATTGTGAATGGTTATCCCCGTTTTATTATTCGAAGAATTTTCGGCGATGTCAAGGATAGGGTACAATTTAAATTTTTCATTTTTGATCGTTTTATTTTCGACTTCTAGATTTTCGACTTCTAGGTGCTTGAGTTTTAATTTTTGACCACCGATATCCACAATTTCTTTCGTGAGAGAATTATACGCCAAAAGATTTGAACCTTCGTCTACTCGTATTGGAGCAACATAAAGTCCATTGTTTTTCACATGTGTGAGTTTTTCTTTTGACGCGTTAAACACGATAGAGTTTGCTGGCTGTTCAGAATTAGCATGGATTCCTAAACGAATTTTATCCGTAGGTTGATTCACACTTGAATTCTTCACCATTTAATATTAGTTTTCATTTTTAATTTGCGTATAACAATCCTGCCATGCCATTTTCGACTCTTAAAATATTATAGTTTACGGCATAAATTGGATCTGTTATTTTTTTCGTGTCGCTCAATATTTTAGCGTTATCAAGTCTACTAAAATTTAACGTACCTGATGGCTGTAATGAACTGGTTGAGAGGCAAAAGCAGTGTAAAAAGAAATCAGGTGAGGTCACGAAGCTCGTGTGATAATAGTTGACGACGTCGATGAAATGTGGCTTCGCGAACCTGAATTCGCCAATGTCTAAACCATTTATTTCTAGTTTAATTTTATTGTCTATTGAGACGAGCGCACCGGTTGATGACGTATCCGTGGATGCTATATACTTAACTGGGTGACTAAATATGAGTTCTTGTGTTTTCTCACCCGAGGGGATGTTCTTTTGGACTTGTGTGATGAGCATGTCTCGATTTCTTGAAGCGATGTTGCCGCGTTCCTCGTTGTCTAAATAATAATAATTCGAAAAAGCTTCAACGTCGTAGTTACCAGCGCTTGGACCCCATCTAACTTTAACTTCGACGTTATGATATTGCAAAGCTATCAGAGGAAGGGCATTCTGGGGTCCCTCACAAAAAAAGAACCTCAATGGATAAAAATACGAACTTGAGCTCACACCTGGGTGTGGTCCGTTTGAACTCTTCGAAACATTTTGAGCGAACGTATCGATCGCAATTTTTTCTGTAAAAATAGAATCCTGTGAATCAATTTTTTGACCTCCTATATACAGATCCACACTTTTAACTATCTCTGTCCAATCGTGTGAATACACGGCTTCACCATTTTGCGAAATGGTGAAATACACGTAACCCAGTAAATCACCAGTGCGGTCGAACTGAATCGTCGAGAGTGCGTCGTTCGTCACAGCACCTTGGATGTGTAACTTTGAAATCGACTGAGAAAAATTAGAATGTCGTTTGAACGTCGAGGAAAAGAAACTTATCTCGGGTTCACCGATGATATGTTCGTCTTGAGCGCCGACGGCAATGAGTTGAACCACACCCGACGACATTTATAATAGGGTAATTTTATAATTTTATCGAATTATAGCATTACAGCTTTATAAATTTATGAATTAATTTGTAAATGGCATGTTCTTCTTTTTACACGCAAACCTAAATATAAAAACATTTTCACCACCACCGTTCGTGATAGCCACGCCTGCCTGGTTCAAAAGAGATATATCTAAGCGGTCCAATTTTCGGATCGGGGTCGCATATTCCCGTTCAATGTCATAGCTATCCCTGAAAGTAATCGGGTTCGATCCATTTTGAATGAGCGAACCAAAAGTCTTGTTGATCATCGACATTGAACCCTGTCCGTTGAAGGTGTTCGTCGCGCGCTGCGAATAATTCGAGTCGAGTTGATCGATCGATACGTGACACACATTCGTACCAGAGGTATCGATTCGCGCGGCTAACAATTTAGCTTGGACGACGTTTTCAAGTGTGTTCGCTAGATACACGGAAAATTTATTTTTACTAGACTGTCCGATCGTATCGACGGCGACAGTGTGATATTCGTACTCGAAGTCTGGCAAAGTTGATCCAGCTTTACTCATATTACTATATGATTAGATTAAATTAAAGACCCACCAATTCCACCAATGATCTGGGCATCCGCGGAATCAGACACAACCTTTTGGTCACCGCACACACCACCTGGTGTTTTGTTAGAGCTGTAGTAACCAGAGCCTGGGTTTCCCGGCGCGCACTTAAGAGAATTTTCCAATTCAAAGATAGACTTTTCGGAAACTGGTTGAGTCTCGATTGGTCGCGGCCTGTACTTGCTGGTCTTTTCAGCCGTGGTTTTGAACGACATCACAATACACAAAAGTACGAATAAGATGACAATCAATTTGAGTGTGTTTCTGTTGGTAGCATTCAACATGTTTATAATAATATAAGATTTTTTTAAGTGCGTTAAAGAAATTAATTTAGATTATAGATACATATTAATGGACGGTGAGATCGTACTAGATCGAAGCACCACCAATGTCATGAAACTCGACGACGCCGAACAGGCCCTCATGGACGAGATCAGTATTCAACCACCCAAACCCCGTAGCGCACGAAGAGTCCCAAAGCCCGTGAGCTTCCGACCAGCGCAAAACTTTTCAGAACAACCACAGGAAGACATCGGTGCTTTCGCGAACCCCAACAAACAAACCATACCTCAGCCGACCATGGACGAGGCACCTGTAGATTACGGGGAGTATGATGATCCTATTGACGACGGAATCGGTATGGGTGATTACGCTGCTCCACAGGAAGAGCTTCCCTCGGCTGGGTACAATTCAATCGATGAAGAAAAGGCAGACTTGGTGAATAAGCTGGGTCGATTAGAGAAACGCGGCTTCACGGTCAACAAGCGTCTCACTGCGTATTCGAATATAGACGATTTACGAACCGAAGTAAAGAGAATTACATATAGTATAGATGTAGATAAGAGTATTAAATTTTCGAGGAGAATGCTGGTGGCGTGTTGTACTGGAATCGAGTTTTTAAATAAAAAATACAACCCATTCGAGATTCAACTTGAGGGGTGGTCGGAGAACGTGATGGACAGTGTGGAAGACTACGATGAAGTGTTCGAAGAATTGTATGTCAAGTATCGAACGAAAATGCATGTCGCACCTGAACTGAAACTCATCATGATGTTGGGTGGTAGTGCGATGATGTTCCATTTGACTAATAGCATGATGAAATCGATCATGCCCAATGTAAATGACATCATGAAGCAAAATCCAGGACTTGCGAATACGATGTTGGACGCCGTTAAAAATACGGTGCCGAAATCCCAACAGGCTGCACAAGCCCCCACTGCGCCAGGTGAGCGATACGAAATGAAAGGTCCGGGGGTCGACATCTCCAGCTTGATGGGTAACATTATGATGCCTCCACCACCACCCATGTCTACCTCAGCACCACAGCCTCAAGTACAACCACAGGACGTTGACGACGACGATGGATCCATTTCGGATATTGTCGAAGCACCGGTCGATGACGAAAATGAGGGAGATGTCAAGGAAGTGAAAGTGACTCCCACAGCGAAGGGGAAGAGGGGTGGGAAGCGTCCAAAGAAATCTGTAGAATTAAATATTTAAGTAATATATAGATGATCGGTTATGCTCCTTTCGAATCAGAGGAGCTCGCCCCGCGCCGACTCGTGGCGAAAAAGCCATCTGTGAATCCTCTTCCAAACCCAGGTGGTTTAGAGGAGACTGAGTGCAACTACGTTGTACTCTTTTTCATAGCTGGTGTTTTGTGCCTCGCGGTCATGGACGCCGTTAAAAAATAAATACTCATTTTACCATTCCAGAAAAAATGGTAAAATTAGATTAAATATCAATAAAACATTGACCCTTCGAAAATATATCTGTATCTTTTGGTTCTTCTTTTGATTTAGGAATGTTGAATCCACCCTGCTTGTAAACTCGCAGACGTTTATTATACATCGCGAAACATACAGACCATTGATCAAACATGTCGTAAATTTGTGGATTATTTTTTTTACCCTTCGTTTCTCTCATGATTCGCCCAATGGATTGAACTATATCTGATTTAGGTGTCGCCAATATGACCGTATCGAGACTTGGGATGTCGAGACCTTCGTGTGCCAAACTATACGTCGCGAATATGATTCTTTTTTTACTCGATTCGTTTAATTTTTCCTCCTTCATACCACCCATATACAACCCAGATGATTTTGGGAACGATTGATGTAATAATTCGCAGTGAAATCGCCGATCACTCAAAACTAGAATCTGTCGAGTTGTCTTCAGTAATGTATTTAATAATTTCACGATGACTATATTTCTTTGACGCATTTCAGTCAGTTCGGTGATGAGGGTGGGCAGGGATAATTTACCAAAACGACTACAAGGTGGTGGATCTGTAAACCTATCACAATTAAATTCGATTGGAAAAACGTCCACATCGTCTTGATTCTTTCGTTCGATCGAGAAGAAGGTATCACCCATGAACCAGTGTAACACCTTCGTGAGACCATCCTTTCGGAACGGTGTCGCCGAGA